ACGATGCCTTTTAACAAACTGACAAACAAATAAAAAAAGTAAGGTTATAAACTGACAAAAAAATAAAAAAAGTAAGGTTATAAACTGACAAAAAAATAATAATCTTTGACAATAAAATAATTTGTATATTTGCAGTATGGCAAGACCTAAAGGAACAAAAAATATTGAAACACCTGAAAAACTTTGGGAAATATTTTTAGCATACAAAAAATACACTAAAGAAAATCCAATAAAAGTTCAAGATTATGTTGGAAAAGATGGAAATGACGTACTGCGAGAAAAAGAACGACCATTAACTATTGAAGGATTTGAATGCTATTGTTTCGAAAATGCAATTATAGGCGATTTAAGCCATTATTTTGCTAATACTGATAATAGATATTCAGATTATGTAACCATCTGCTTACGCATTAAGAAAATGGTGAGAAAAGACCAAATTGAAGGTGGCATGGCTGGAATATACAATCCAAGCATTACACAGCGCTTAAATAACTTAATTGAAAAAGTAGAACAGACCAATATAGAACAACCTTTATTCCCTGAGGATAAAAAATAGTTTTGTTGTAAATTAAAATGTTTCAAAGAACAACGGCAATAAATAAATTACTTAAATTAAAAAGCCGCAAGAAAGTTATACAAGGAGGAACCAGTGCAGGTAAGACATTTGGCATCATTCCAATACTTATAGACTACGCAACAAAAAATCCAAGACATATTATAACTGTTTGCGCTGAATCAATTCCAGCGGTAAGAAATGGTGCTGTAAGAATATTTGCTGATGTAATGGTAGAAACAGGTAGATGGAGACAGGATGGTTGGAGGTCAAACCCAATGGAATATAGATTTGGCAATAGTGCATTAATTCAGTTTACTGCTTTTGATTCTGTTGGTAAAGCAAAAGCAGCAGGTAAGCGGGATGTACTATTCTTGAATGAAGCAAATCATATAGACTTTGAGATTGCAGATGCTTTAATGGTAAGGTCAAATGAGATTTGGATTGATTACAACCCAGATAATGAGTTTTGGGTGCATTCAGAAACATTAAAAGAACCTGATTCAGAGTTTTTGTTGTTGACATACAAAGACAATGAAGCAATACCACCAGAAATATTTAGTGAATTAATGATTAAAATTGAGAAAGCTAAAACTTCTGAATATTGGGCTAATTGGTGCAGAGTTTACATTGATGGTGAAATTGGAACACTACAAGGTTCAATCTTTCAAAACTGGAAAATTGGCAAATTTGAACAATCATTGCCTTATGTTTATGGTTTGGATTTTGGATTTAGCAATGACCCAGATTCTATGGTAAAAGTTGCAATAGATAAAAAAAGGAAATTAATTTATTTGCAAGAAATATTTTACAAAAAAGGAAATTCAACAGCTCAATTGATTGAATTAATTGATTTGTCTGTAACCAATAAGCGTGATTTAATTGTTGCAGATTCAGCTGACCCAAGAACAATAAACGACATAAGAGCAAAAGGATTTAACATTATTCCAGCAATAAAAGGCCCAGATTCAATTCGGAATGGCATCAAAGGAATGCAAGATTATGAAATGATTATTGAGGAAAACTCTACCAATCTAATAAAAGAATTAAGAAATTACGTTTGGCACGATAGAAAAGCACAAATGCCAATAGATGACTTTAACCACCAAATTGACCCAGCACGATATGTTTTCCAATATTTATCTCCTGCAAATACATTAGCAATTGGAGGCATGAAAAGATAATATTGTAAAATTTAAAAATAAAGTTATAAATTTGCATAAAAAATTAATCTATATCGTGTGAACTTATTACAAAAAGCAGTTTTCGCAATCAACAAAACAGTAAATGGACAAAGGATTCCTTTGACAACACAAAATAGAAACTTGCTTTGGCAATTAATGGGTGGATTTATTCCTTTGAATTGGAATAACTCAAGCAATGTACAAGTAAATGAAGGCTATTTAAGGAATGTTGATGTTTACGCAATAGTAAAAAAGATTGTTGATATATCTAAAAGTATTCCATGGATTGTTGAAAAACAACAAGCAAGCGGAAATTGGAAAGTAATTGAAGACACAACCATACATGAATTAATGTCTGAGCCTAACATAAGCAAAGGCTACACTTGGAATGATATTGAGGAACAAGTATTAATTTATCTTTTGATTACTGGCAATAGTTATTTAGTAGGCAACACCCAAATAGATTCAACATTAATTGAAGAATTGGACATTTTGCCAAGTCAAGCAATAAACATATTAAATAGAAATTCAAGTTTTTTTATTCCTGAGTTAGAGTTCCAATTTAGTTTTGGTTCTACTTCAAGAATTTATAAGAAAAGCGAAATAGAACACATAAAGTTTTTTAATCCAAATTTACAGAGATACGATTATGGATTAAGCCCTATTGAAGTTGCAAGTAGAGTTGTTGAAGTTGGTAATCAAAGATGGATTGCAGATGCTTCAATATTAGGCAACAAAGGAATAAGTGGATTAGTATCTGACAAATCAAACAATGCAATGACACCAGATGAGGCTGACATTGTAAATGATGAAATGAGAAACAGAATGGGTGGTGCGGAAAAGTTTGGTCAAGTTTTGGTTACCAATAAAGATTTAACTTACATTCCAATTGGATTAAGCCCTGCAGATATGCAACTATTGGAAAAGGGAGTTGTAACAACAAGAACTCTATGCAATGTCTTAGGATTGGATTCAAGTTTATTTAATGACCCTGCAAACAAAACATATAACAATAGATTAGAAGCAGAAAAAGCTATGTATACTAATTGCATAATTCCTTTGTCTGACAAAGTATCTGAAGCATACACACATTTCATTTGCAGAAATCATTTTCCATTGCAAAAAGTTAGAATGAGACAGGACTTCAGTAAAGTAGAATGTTTGCAAGAAAATCTAAAAGAGAAAGCGGATATTTTAGGAAGTTTCAAAGACAAAGGAATTTACACAGCCAATGAAGTAAGGGAGAAAATGGGCGAACCAAAATCAAATGACCCTAATGCAAATTTGTTGATTATTAACACAACACCTATTAATAATTTGCAGAATCCACAACAACAACAACCAAATTAATAAATATTTGAAAAATTCAATAAATAATAATTAATTTTGTAAAAAAAAATGAAAAAAAATCTAAGTAAAGAACAAATTGAAAAAATAAAAAAAGCAAAACAAATTAAATTGGAAAGCAAATTAATTAAAAAATAATGAAAATACCAGCCTTTAAAACACAAGCTGAAAAGTTTGATTTCTTATTTAAAAATAAGCAATTGATTATTGATTCTAAAAAGTCAATGGTTAAACATGCTGACTGCGTTGCTTATGCTTTGCCTACTGAATACAAACAAGGCCAAACGATTAAAGAATTAAACAAAGAGGTGTCTTTACCTGAAGATGTTGAAACGATTACTGCAAAGGTTGTAATTAACACTACGAATATAATTGATTCACACGATGACTGTCACATATCTGGCATTTGGAAAAAATCACTAAACGAAATGAAAACTTTCTATTTGTTGCAAGAGCATAGAATGAACTTTGACAAAGTAATTAGCGACACAATTAATGCCTACACAAAAAAATATACTTGGGAGAAATTAGGATTTGAGAAATTACAAGGCGAAACAGAAGCATTGATTTTTGATGCTGAAATTTCAAAGGACAGAAACGAATTTATGTTTAACCAATACATTAATGGTTGGGTAAAAGAACATTCAGTTGGGATGAGATATGTAAATATTTATTTGTGTATGAACGTAAACGACAAAAGATACCAAGAAGATAAAGCAAATTGGGATAAATACTACCCAATGGTTGCCAACAAAGAAAAGGCAGATGAAGAAGGTTATTTCTTTGCAGTAACAGAAGCAAAAATTATTGAGGGTTCAGCAGTATTAAAAGGCAGCAATTATGTAACACCAACATTAGATATTACAATACCAAAAGAAATTGAGCCGGAACATTCCACTCAAAAAACAGAAGCCGAGAAATCACTTCAAGCAAAGCGTGAATTACTAAAAAAATTAATTATTAACTAAAAACAAACACTTAAAAAAAATGAAAGAGTTAAATTACAACAACAGCAATGCCAACAAAATGAAGATTGGCTTTGCTAAAAGAAAGCAAATACTTAACAGAGCAATTATAGGAATATTCTTTCTATTTTGTGCTATTGGTTTTGCTGGTGCAGACTTCTCAAAGTCGCAAAACGCTGAAACTGTTATAGGTCAAGTTTTAACAATTGCAACAGTTATTCCTGCCTTTATGGTAGATGGAAAATTTAAAGAATTGAAAGGAGAGGAGTTAAAAACGTTTATTGAAACTGCTGACCCTGAACAATTGGCTGAATATTACAATCAAAAAAATGAAGCTACAAGAAAAGAATTGGAAGCTAAGATTGAAAGTAAAGCTACAAAAGAAGACATCGAAGCACTTAAAACACAATTAGCAGAAGATGGCAAAGAACAGTTAAAAATGTTGAACAAGGCATTAAAAGAATACGGTTTAGCTATTGAAAAAATCAATAAGGAAAACAGAGCAAATTCTTTGACTACTCAAACAACTGCAATCAGAAAAGGATTGGAAGAAAACCTTGAGCAATTGAAATCATTGAAAGGGGTTGATAGAAGCAAAGCAACTGAATCAGGATGGATTTCTTTCAAAGCTGCCGATACAATGTTGGAATCAACTAATATTAGTGGTGGTAACGTTCCGGTTGAACAAAGAATCCCAGGATTAAACCTAATCGCAACCAGAAGAATACGTTTGTATGATTTATTTGCTAAAGGTTCTGCAACATCAAATATTATATCTTGGGTTTACCAAGCTAATAGAGATGGTTCTGCTGGTGGTACTGCTGAAGGAACAACAAAGAATCAAATTGATTTTGATTTAGTAGTAGCTTCTCAAGCCGTAGTTAAAAGAACTGCTTTTATAAAGGTATCAACTGAAATGTTAGACGATATTGATTTCATTGAAAGCGAAATTAGAAACGAATTAATGAGATTATTAATGTTAGATGTTGAATCTACTGCTTATAGCGGAAACAACACACCTCCAAACATGAATGGAATTAAAACGGTTGCTACTGCTTTTGCAGCTGGTACATTTGCTGGAACAGTTGACAATGCAAATGAGGCCGATGTATTAACTGTTGCAGCTAATCAAATTGCAATTGCTAATCAAGAAGCACCAAATGCAATTTTAATGCACCCGTCTGATATTACTAAATTGAAGTTATACAAAGTAAGTTCAACGGACAGACGTTACATTGACCGTTTAATTTTTATTGGTGACACATTAACTTTAGATGGTGTACCAATGATTGCAACTACTTTAGTAACTGCTGGTACTTACTTAGTTGGAAATTTCAATCTATCAGTGTTATATCAAATGCAAGGTGTTATGATTAACATTGGATTAGATGGTAACGATTGGACTAAAAACTTGCGTACAATCATTGCAGAATGGAGAGGTGCATTAGTAACCAAGAACAACGACAGAACTGCTTTTGTTAAAGGAACATTTGCAACTGACATCGCTGCCTTAGAAACTGCTTAATAATGGGAAAAAATACTAAAAATGGTGATTCAGCTTCAGAAGTTGAATCACCAAATTTAGAAACAGAACCAACAGAAGTTGAAGTTTCTAAATTCAGCCAATCAACAGAACCAACAGAAGTTGAAGTTGTAAAAGATTTCAAAGGATTAAAAGTTGGGGATGTAGTAACGGTTTCTAAAAATGTAGCAGAAATATTAACCTCTAAAGGCTTAGTGAAATAATGAAAAAAATAATTTTATCAATGTGTTTAATGTTGTTGACATTCGCAACGTTTTCACAATCTGCCTCAAAGTATGTGGCAATGACAAACAATGGTGCAGCTTTAACCAATGCTGGTACTACTTACGTTACAATTGCACCAACTATCTTTTACGAAGCAGTAAGTTTTCAAGCAGTAGTTACCAAAGGAACAGGAACTCCTGATGGAATAGCTACTTTGCAATATTCAAACGATGGAACAAATTATATCGAAATGGATATTACAGATTCACTTTCTATTGCCGATTTAACTACCAATACAAAAGTATTTGTAAAAACATTCAATCCAGCATTCTATTATAGAATTGCTTTTGTTGGTAGAGGTACACAATCAAGTACAGTTAGCGGATTCTTTTGGGGTGCTGGAGTAAACAATAACAAAGTTGCAAGAACAATGTTATCTAATTATTCTTTAACTTCTGATACGATAACAAATACCGGAAGTGGTTATGTTGAATTTTCCCTAAATTCATTTTACAAGCGTGTATCTTTTCAACCAGTAGTTACCAAGTTAAGCGGAACAGCTGCAGGAACAGTAACATTGCAAGGTTCAATTGATGGAACTAATTATGTAACTGTTTCAAGTTCTTATGTTTCATCAGCAACAATGTCAGTTACCAACGTAACAACATCAACCGCAATACTAATTGTTACCTCAAGTCCTTACAAGTTTTATAGGCTTAGTTATATTGGTTCGGGAACAATGAGTTGTCGATTAAGTGGATTTTTAGTAGCAAACAATTAATTAAATTTCAATGGGATTGATAATAAATACTTCTGATTTTGCAAATGGCGAAAATGCAATCGCTACCGATGTTTTTACTACTGCTCAGTTGAATTTGGCTATTGATACCAATGAAAAAAGATTGTTGTATGAAATGTTAGGCATTGAGTTGTTTGATTTGTTTGAAGCTGATTTATCGGGAGGTGTTCCAACTAATCCAATTTACTTAGAAATATTTAACCCATTCGTAAAAGAAATTAACGATGTGCAATACCATTCGATTGGTATTAAACAAATGTTGGTTAAATGGGTTTACTTTTTCTATGTTAGAACACAACCGCAAACAAACACAATGCAGGGCAACACACAAAATGAAGGCACAATAAGCGATGCAAGTGCAATGAGTTACTCTACATTGATAAACCAATATAATCAATGTATTGAAACATACAAAGCTATTCAGGCTTATATTGAGAAAAATAAAGAGGTAAGTTATCCAACGTACAAAGGAATTTACAAAAAATATAATTCATGGGCTTAACTACAAACCAACATTTAAAATTAGTAATTAATTCAATTGATACTTCAATTGTTGTTGATTCTGTTGAGGTGTTAGGCTCAGGAAAATATAAGTTAAATTCAAAAAATACTAAATGGGCAACATTTGGTAAGTTGCTAAATTCTTTGACAATTACAGAAGTAGTTCAAGATGTTTCGATAACAGTTAAAAGTTCAAGTTTGCCAGTTAAAGGAATATTTACTTTGGCAAATCCTTTTTTCTATTATGGTACATTTATGGATACTTCAGCAGAATTGGTTAAGACAATGCAATCAAATAGCAAATTACCTTTTATTTATTTACATTTATTTAGCCCGGAGAATTATGCTTCTGATATGGATACAGTTGATTATACAAGCGATTGTGCTATTTACTTTATGGTAGATGCTTTGCCAAAAAATTGGCTAACTGGTGACCATTATACAAATGCTATTAATCAAATGAAATCTTTGAGAGCAGAGTTTATCAAATCTCTTAAAGCTTACTCACAACTAAATTCAGATAATGAGTTAAGATTTACAGAAAATGATTATGTAAATTTTGGCAAAGTTCAAACTGATTTAGGTGTGGTTAAACAAATATTCGCAGACAACATAAGCGGAGTGGAAATTCAAATCCAAATACCATTCAATAAATGTATGGAATGTTGCAATTAAAAATAATTATAAACAAAAAAAAATAAAAAAATAAAAATATGGCTACACTTTGCGATTGTGGCGTTTCGCTACAAAACACCGGAACACCAAGTTGTGTTCCTTTGTTTGGGGTTACTAAACAGTATATCCTTGTCCCTTTAGTTGCTGACGATGGGACAGAAAACAAAATAAATCCAGCTACAACATTGAACAATGCTTATTTTACTGCATTGATAAATCAAGCTGACGATTCTAAAAGATGGTATCCAACAGGGCCATTGAAAAATGTTGCCGGTGAAAGAGCCGATGCAATCTTTGAAACCTTTGAAGATGGAAGCAAGTATTTTATCCGTCAAGGAATTAGAAATGTTTCTGCATTAATCCTTAAACAAGGCCCTGAGTTATTGGCACAATTAAACGCTAACAGATGTTCAACATTTGGCATGTTTATTATTGACAATAATGGTTCTATCTATGGAAAAGTAAAAAACAACGATGGATTTTTATATCCAATTGAAGTTGATGCAAATACTTTCTATGCAAAAATGGTTTTCACTACTGATACAACAATCCAAAAATTGATGCTTCAATTTGAATGGGGAGTTGATGAGCGTGATGAAGATTTAAGAATGATTGCAGCAAGTTCAATTACAGGAATTAATTTGGCTACTGTTAGCGGATTAATGAACTTGTATTGTACTATTGTTTCAACTACTCAAACAGTAATGACATTAAAAGTATTTGCTAAGTTTGGGAACATTGTAACAAACTATCCTATATCTGGATTAGTTACTGCTGACTTTGTTTCAACGGTTGCGGCTGCCACAAGTAAAATGAGAAACAATACAGATGGTGCAGATGTTACGGTTGTAGCTGCTGAGAGTTCAACAGTACCGGGAACTTATACGCTAACCTATTCTTCTCAAACGGTTGCAGACGTATTACAACCACTTATTAAGAAGAACGGATTAGACGGTTCAACAATGATTGGAACTACTGGAACGGTCGCTTAAAAGAATCTAAATTATTAAATTAACCCTTGTATTAATTTACAAGGGTTTTTTTATTTATATTTGCAAAAAGAATTGTAATGGAGAAAAACCTACCTCGAACTTTTATTACTTGTGATGGATACGATTTTGAAGTAAACACAATTGGTAAACTTACAGAAACAGAGTTTATTAATGGCAAACCAGGAATAAAAGGATTTAAAGATTTGCCAAACTTTAATGCTAAAAATGCTTGGAAACAAATACAAAAAGCTTATCAAAAACTTGTTAGAGATAATAGCTAATGTGGAACGCTGAATTAATTGCAAAGAAAGTGCTTAAATTGAATGAACAAGAAATTTATTCAAAGGTAGTAAATACTCCTGATATTAAAGCAGAAGCGGTTCGATTAAATACACAAGTGCAATTATATCAGAAAGGAGAAAATACATTAGGCCAAAAAATGAGGTCAATTTATGCAAGGTTTGGCAACTGGTATTCATCTTTCACTATCAATCTAAAGCAAGAAAAAAGGCAACCAACAGACCGAGTAACATTAAAGGATACAGGCGAATTTTATTCTACTTTTAAAGCAAGGTATGACGGTGAGTTAAAACTAACAGCAAACACAATAAAAGATGGCGAAGATTTGCAAATTACTTGGGGTCAAGTTGTCGGATTAAACGAAGAAAGCAAAACAGAATTAGTTGAAAAATTAAAGCCAAAAGTTATCAGTTATGTTAAGAGTAAAGTTTTGGGATAATATTGCAGAAATGCCAGTATACAACTATTTTAAGTTGAATGAAACAAATGAAATTAAGTGGCTTGTTGAAAAAAAAGGAATTTACGGAAATACCAAAGAAGCTATTGAAAAAGCATTTACATCAATTCAGAATCAAATAATTGATGAATTTGGTATTGGCGAAAGCTATGCAGAAATTTTGCAGTTAAAACAAGAAATTACAATGTATAAATGTGATAATGCGATTGAGGGAACAAATTTTTATAATACATTTGTAAATATTAAAGAAGCTGAATTAAAGGCTTTAGAAGAACAAAAAGGAGCAACAAAAGAAGAAATGCAATTGCACTTGACAAAGTTCATTGGAGTTAAAATAAACTATAAAGAAACAAGTGTAAAGGAATATTATACTTATATTAAAAAACTAAATGAAAACAATTCTAAACAACCTGATTAAAATTGCAATGATTATTTTGCTTTTTGCTTCTTGTAAAAAAGAACAATATGGAAAATGTGTTGATAAAGAATTTACACAAAGCCAAGGATTTAAAACTACTGGAGGATTTCAGCAAGTAAATCCCGCTAAATACATTTTGTTTTTAGATTTAGATGGCAATGTTATTGAGCAGAAAACAACAGAAAAAATATACTTTGAAACTAATATTGGTGATATAGTAAAAATAGAATAATATGGCAGAAGGTTCAGCATTAAGGAAAGATGATTTATTTGAAAGTGGTGCATTTGAAGAAGCCAAAAAAGGAGCATCTGAGTTCCTTAGAATTATAACTGATACACAAACACAAATAAAAGAAAATATATCGGCACAGCGTGAATTTGTTGCCACGTTTCAAGCTAAATCATTTGCCGACATCCAAAAGGTAAACACAGAATTAGAAAAAACAAATGTTTTATTAAAAGCTAATGAGAAACTTAGTATTGATAGAATAAAAGTTGAACAACAAACGGTTAAATTATTGGCAGAAGAAGAAAAGTTACTTCAGCAAAAAAATAAAACAGAACAAGCCAATTTAAAAACACAACAGGAAAAAATAAAACTTGATAATGCTTCTGAAAAAGCACTCAAGAATTTAAACGGTGAGTATCGTCAAGGTGTCGCAAGATTAGCCGAAATTAAGAAGCAATTAAAAGAACTTGCATTTGTTGGTCGTGATGGTGGCAAAGTTTACAAAGCATTGAGTAATGAATTTAAGGAATTAGATACAAGGGTACGCAAAGCGGAGGAAGGTGTTGGAGAATTTCAAAGGAATGTTGGAAATTACAAAAGTGGGTTTAATGGATTAGGTAACTCAATAAACCAATTAACAAGAGAATTTCCAGCATTTACAAATTCAGTTCAAACTGGTTTTCTTGCAATATCCAATAACTTACCTATTTTCTTTGATGAAATAAGTAAAGTTCAAAAGGAAATTAAGGCATTAAGAGCAGAAGGTCAACAAGTGCCAGGATTGTTTAAACAACTTGCAACAAATATTCTTAGTGTTGGAACTGCTTTAAGTTTGGGAGTTACTTTATTAACTATTTATGGAGCGGAATTAGTTAATTTTGTAGGTGAATTAATAAAGGGCAAAGATGCAACATTGCAAATAAATGAAGCACTATCTAAATCCTACCAAGAAAGCGTAAAATTATCTGAAAGAAATATTGAAAATTATTTAAAGTTAGCGGTTTTGCAAGGTAAAATAACTGAGTTGGAAGCCGAACAAATTAGAACAAGAAATGATTTTAATAAGCAAAGAAATGAAGTTGAAGCCGAAACATTAAAAGAAAGAAATGCCTTAATAGAAAAGTTTGGTGTTCAATATTTATTTAGAGAAGAAACATTACTTGAAAAAGCAAAAGGAATTATCGGTCAAGACCAATTAAAACGACTTGAAAATATTCAGAAATTTGGAGAATCTGTTGCAAAATTAGAAGATATAAAAAGAAAGCGACTTGCTAAAATTGCAGAAGCAGAAGCATTGGAGCAAAAGACAATTAGAACAAAAGCAGATGAAGATTTAAAAGCTAAAATAAAAAAATCAAATGAGAAAGCCATTGACGATTCACTAAAAGATGAAAAGAAATTCCAAGAAGAATACCAAAAACTTTTAATCAAGGGTGAAGAAGATAAATTTAAGCAAAAGCGATTAGAAATAGAAAATAGTTTTAGAATTGCAAACGAAGAATTAGCAGTTGCAAAAGTCACAGAAGAAACTCGCAATAAAGTATTTATTGAGCTTAAAAAAGTTTATTTAAAAGACCTTTACGACCTTAGGCAAGAACAATTAGCAGAATTACAAAAAGAACTTGATGAAGCGGCTAAATTGGAATTGGAAACAGAAGCCAAATTAGAAAAGGAACGTTTAAAAATTGCATTAGAAAATCAAAAGAAATTTGATAAAGCAAAAAAACAAGCTGAGGATAAAAATAAAGAAGAAGCCAAAAAAGAAATTGAACTAAAAAAAGAAGTTCAAAGGGAATTGTTTAACATTGGAAATGCAATTGAAGCAGCACAACAAGCAAGAAGCAACCGCAACATCGACCGAATAAACCGGGAAGAGGACAGAAACAAAACAGCAATTGAGAAACAAGAAGAATTAGCACAAAAAGGATTGGAAAATACTTTGGCATTTGAAAGAGCAAAAACAGTTCAACTTGATTTGGAACGTAAAAAACAGCAAGAAAAAGACCAAAGAAATCAAAAAATACTTGCTTTTTATAGATTATTTGCGAGTTATGCCGACAAAGACCCACAAACAGCATTAGCAAGGGCAGCACTTGATATTTCATTAAGTGAATTAGTTGCTGGTAGCTTTATTGAAGGAACAGAAAATGTGGGTAGAGATTTACAAGGTAATAAGGTACATAACGGAACTGATGGATATGTTGTTGCTGTTGATGGAGATGAAAGGATATTTAACCCATCACAAAATGCAAAAATAGGCGATATAACGAATGATGAAGCTGCAAACATATTAGCAGATTACCAAAGTGGAAAACTATTCAATTATGGCATGATTAACCAACCTAAAATAATAATCAAAGAAACTTCAACAGATAAATATTTTAAAGAACTTAATCAAACAATGATTGAAGTTAAAGAAGCAATTTTAAATAAGCCGGTACCAAGCTATTCAAAAGATATTCAGGGCAATTTAATTGAAACAATTCAAAGCGGAAGAACAACAAAAAGAATAATCCATAAAAGATGAATGATTTAAACTTTTATCTAAATAATCAATTAATAAATCCTCCGAAAAACTACAAGGAATTAGGAATTGAATGTGATTTTGTAGATGGTGAGTTTCAGCGTTCAAAGATTACTATTAACGATTGGGAGTTTGTCAGAGAAAATATAGACACTATTAATATTTGGATTTCTCAAGGTAGAATATTTGAAGGCATTCCATTTAAAATAGAGGAAGTAGATGCTCAAAATTTTATTGAAAATATTTTTGATGGTTATATTGATTTAACAGACAATACAGAGTTTAAAGAAGATATGATTGTTGCCAAATCAAAAGAGCAATATTCAATTGATTGGTTAAACGATAGAGCAGATTCATTTAGCTTTGATTATCTTTATTCTATTCAATCAATAACAGATGCAGATTTGGTAAATATTCCTTATGTTTTAAGTTCTATTCCAGATTATGAAAAGGCAGCTATTACATTAGTATCTATTACTTTTATTGCAACTAATATTGGAAGTTTGATTCCAACAATTGTTAGTGGTGTTGTTGCTGTTGCAGTTGACCCATTTCAATATGGTCAGATAGTTATAGTTGTTGCTCAAATACTTCAATTCATATTGCAAGTAGCAGCAATGCTTATATTGTTAAAGCAATTATTTGATTTGCTTGTTCAACAAATTAAGTATCACAAAGGAATGAGAGTATTAACATTGATGAATAAAGGTTGTGAACATTTAGGAATAAGTTTTAATTCTACAATCTTAAATTTAGACTATCCAAACTTAGTTATATTACCAAGAAAATTTTACATTGAAAATAATCCAACAAGTATTGTATATGACATATTAGGTGCATTTTCACCTGGACAAATATCTCAATTAGGTTATCCTCAAGGAACATTTGGAGAATTAATTAGGAAATTAATAACAATGTTTAATGGAAAAATAATATTTGAAGGAACTACTCTCAGATTAGAACGTAAAGACTTTAATTTAAACACACCAACATTTACTATTCCTGATATTTACAATCCAAATTATACTTTAAATACTGATGATTGCGTAAGTAATTATTTTATTGAATTTAGAGTTGATAATTTGGAAAGTAACACAATGACTAATTACAAAGGCACAAGTTTTCAAGCACAATTAAAACCTACTAATGTAATTAATCCAAACTTTGTTAATCTTAGAGGATTAACACAAGTTCAAGTTGACTTTGCTTTGGCAAAAAGAAAAGATTCTTTAACAAAAATAGAGAAAGCGTTTGATAATATACTTGAGGTTATTGAATTTATAATTATGCCATTGCAAAATTCTTTAGCTGGGTTTACTTATACTGTCAATGCAGTAATTGACTTTACCAATGATTTAATAGATGCGTTTGATATTATTATTGGAATTGACAATCCTAATTTGCCAAGCATTCCAAATTATGTATACCAACCAATCGGAAGTTTTATATCAAACAGAGTAGGTTGTTTAATACTTGAGAAAGATTTATTTTCAGTTGATAAAATATTTTTAATTGAAGCACAAAATGGCATTAATTCAATAGCATCAAATAATTCAACAGAAATTACTGCGAAAAAATTATTTGATAATTATCACATTATTGAAACATTTATTCCATTGCCAAATAATCCAAATTATAATCAATTTAAAAGAAAAGATATTGATGTAATGCCATTTACATTGGAAAATTATAGACAAGTAAAAAATAATGCAAGTGGATATGACAGCGATGGCAGTTTATGTTTGTTTGAATCAATAAAATATAATATTTGGGATAAAACTGCTTCAGCTAAAATAAAAATTGCTTATATTTACACCCAAAATTTAACCTTTAATTTTTTTGAACCTGATGGAAAATAAAGATTTAGAAAACCAAATGCGAAATGTTTCTAAAGGACTTGAATCCATTATTAAATTAGCAACAGACAATTTAATGGAATCACAAAAAAGAGTTGAAGAAAATGGAACAGATGAAGAAAAAAAGCAATTTGCAATTGAGTTTCATAAATCAGGAATTGCAGAAAAATTAACCGAGATACAAACTACTTTTACTAAGATTAATGGCGGTTCAAATAACAAGTAGAAAGATTTATGATAAATTAAGGCCATCAAGTGCTGTTGATTGGAGTTTGTTTGCCATTGGCGATAGATTAACAATAGAGATAGAATTTACTGTATTTACAAGAATATCTTTTACGGTAAATAGCCCAATGAATATGGGTTCTCCAAATTCTTTAGACCCAAATATATTGAGAAGCACTGGAAACAGATTTGCAAGTGTAAATGTAGGCGATACAATTAAGATAGTTGACCCAACACCATTTCCAAGCAATACAACTTGGAGTGATTATTTGGATGACAATTATACATTTACAGTATTATTTAAAACAAATTCTAATGAAATTATAGTAAGTAATTCCATTGAGAATGATTTGCCTTTGGATTATGATGCAAATGCAACATCTACCGCAATAATTTATAATTTAACAGCTATCACTGGAGTTGGATTGCCTTATAACTTTATTGAAAACAATGAGCCAGTAAACTTTAATTCTAAAGTAGATGGTTCGTTTCAAAGATTAATTGCAGATGGTTTAGATGCAAGTAATACAACACCAGTAGCAATGCAATTTGATGGGCCTTTGCCTTACCAAATAGGCTCAGCAACCATTGAAGGTGTTAGTTGGGATACTGATTTTGGCGAACAAAAATTTAAAATAATTCACGAAACAGTAGTAACGCCATTATTTTTATCAAGTCAATACTTTGATTTAGTTGCTAACATTGCACCAAGTTATTTTTTAAGTGGTAGATGCTTAAGGCACGTTTACCAAATACAAGCATGTGCAGTATTAAGCAATCCTAATTCAGCACAAATAGCAGAATGCCCTTTTGAGATTGGTAATAGTGGTTGGTTTAATGAAGTGTTTAATGGAGGATTGAAAAATTATACGATTGAAGATTTTGAAGTACAAAGTGGTTCAGCGGCAAATAATCAGATTATAAATTCTTTGATTGAACAACATTACAGATTTAATATAATTAGCACAGATTCAGATTTCACTAATGACACAAAAGTTAGTGTAGGTTGTTTTAAGTTGCCACAAAATCAAACTGAATACCAAAACAACGCAAGGTTATTAACTGACAATTTTTTATTTACGAATGTAACTGGCAATAGTGGAGGTACTGAAATTCCTGATACAGAGGGAACAGATTTACAAACAGTTACAATGGTAGAATTTTTAAGACTTGACGCAAATACAATTAGAATAGATATTTACTTTCAATTTACTCAAAATGCTTTAGATATTTATTTTGAAAGTCAAGCACCTAAATTATTAATTTATGTAACTACTTCAAATGTTGCAGAAATATCAACGGAAGATTCAAACAAACAAGCATTATTAGTTCAAATATTAGAATTTGACCCAACAAGAAACTTAAATCCTCGTGAAGATGTAAAATTTATTAGACATTACGAAGATGCAAACGATGTAGGGATTGAAAGCGGAATAACAACATTTTTAGAAGACGAATGTGTTTTGATTACTGACTTTTACGCTTCAACTGTTAGCGGTGTTACAGATAGTTATATTAGCGAAATTAGACAACAAATAATCGCTAAGAAAAATGATGGAACGGAGTTTGTTTTAGAGGATTTGTTTTGGACTACTGCAAGTCCAATTGGTTTCGGAATTTCTCAGCAAATTAATTTTGAAAGTCCAAGAGTTTTTCAGATACCAGAAACAGAACCGAGAAAAACATTTAGTATCACAACAAGCGGTTCACCGGAAAGTATATTTAGAATAAATCATCCATTTATGATTAGATGGGAATATTGGATTGCATTACTTGGAGTTAATTCAGAGTTTTATAATACAAGTTTACCAAATAACGGACTTAATGAGTTGTGGCTTAATTATCAGACTGGTGATTGGGCAGTTTATCATAGAACAATTATAAGACAAGTAAGTCAAAGTGGTGCTGTAGTATTCAATGATTTTGTTTCTGATTTAGAAATAGAAATTAACGATTATGAAAGCAATCCTGATTACACTACAAAAGATGTAGAAACATATTCAGAAGATGGTTCAGTTGCTTATTTTGATGCTGGTAATTCGAGATGGTATTATTCATTGACTGAAAGAACATTAGTAAGGGCTATTTTTGAAAAAGCTACTTCTTTTGATTTTGAAAATGTTTATGTAGTTTTTGGAATTGAAATATTTGAAAATGGAGGAATTGGAGGTAGAAGAAGATTTAGTTCAGTATGGGAAACAGATACGCCATTAACTTGGTTTGTTCCTTTAAATGGTGCTAATACAGTTAAATTGACAAACGATGTGGCAACTGAAATTATTGCAGAGGCTTTTCTTGACCCTGAACAGATTCCAAATGGGGAATTTGTCTTTAAGATTGTTGCAAGAATTTATGAAGCTGATTTAACAGAAACAAACAAAATAACAGAAGCTGGAGTTGATAAAATAACTGAGGCTTCTGTAATTAAAATAATTGAATAATGGGAATAAAAATAACTCAATATCCAAATACTCAAACTACATTTAATAACTTAGATGAGTTTGATGTTAGTGCTTATATTGCACCAGGCAATTTTCAATCAAGAAAATATACATGGGCAAATTTAGTAACTCAATTAAGTGCAGTAATAACTGGTTTGCCAAGTGGAACACAAGGTTATACTTTGGCTTACAATGGTTCTGCTTGGACTTCAAACAATAGAATATTTGTAGATTTTACAAATAGTTTAGTTATTTTTAATAATAATACAGATTTCAAAGGAACTGCGGGAAATTATAGTGGAGAGGTTGCAAAGTTTGGAGATTTGAGAATTAAATCACAAAAATTATGGTTTCAAACACAATTTGCATTAGCAGGATATACCACAGGATTTGAGGTTGTAAAACACGCTGCTATTTCTCCTCAAACTCAAGATTGTTATTTAAAAATAATAATAAATAATGTACCAATTAGACTACACGGAACAATAGAAAGTTAATTTATGAAAATATCAAAAAAAACAATTTTAATAAAAGAAGCCTTAGAACTAAGGTCTTTTGCGGAGGTATTTAAAGGACAAAAATCTGTATTTGGTTTTGCTTGTTTACAATTATGGAAACAAATTTGTATTGATTTACAATCTTATGAAATGCAATTGCACTATAAAAAAATAGAACTTGCATTAAAAGGTGAAAATGGAGAAGTTTTAGAAAATGAAAGAGGTGGATTTTTGGCAAATGCAGAAGGAAAAATTGCACTTCAAGAATGGCAAAATGATAAAGTAAAAGAATTGATTGAAATCACTTGCTACATAGTTGATGACTACCAAATTATTAAAGATAATTTAGAAGCTATTGACTTGGTAAATGGAATATTAATTGATGTAAATATAAACGATTTAATACTTAGTTAAATGGCTTTTGATGGCGAAACAGCACTACAATATTTTTATCCAATAACACCATCAGTAGAGAATATTAGGCCATTAGATTTGCCCAATATTACATTAGAAGATTGTTGTTCAGATAAAAAAATACTTGTTTTAGCAAACGATGGCGAAAATATTGATGAAAACGATTTTACAAGTTTTCTTTATTGTGCTGGTTCAACAACTTCGGATGCGGTTTATTCACTTTACAAAGAAACAACAACAGGCTTTGAATTGCAATTAGAATTAACTGGAGATGATATTGGAATTAACTATCCATTTGGTTTTGCTCAATTTAGAACACGCAAATATGTTGGTTATAGAATAAATTGGTTTGAAGTGTTAACGTTGTTTGGGGAAGGAATTTATAAAGTACAATTAGATATTACAGACAGTATTTTAGGCAACAGTGTATTAAGTAGTGAAATGTATAAACTATGCACTTATACACCAATGAGAGCAAAGGGAACAGTTAGAATTAATTGGACTTTAAATGGAACAATTGGAGATGTTCAAAGTACTCAAATCAATTTTAATTATTTAAACTTAAATTGGCAAAATCAATTAAGATTGCCTGGTTGGTTTGGATTTCCTACTGCTGAATATTTGAATGAATTTGTAAGGTATCAGAATGGATTAGAAGAATGGACTAAAATGGAACAAACTGCTAAATACAATTTACAGATTAAGCGTATTCCATTTAATTTATTACAAATTATAAGGATTCAAATAATAATGTCAGATAGGGCAACTATTACAGATTATAATCCTACAAATAATAATGTTTGGCAAGATTTTCCAATAAAATTTAACACTGGATTTGAACCAAAATATGAGAAGTTGAGAAGTGAATTAGCAAGTGTAGAATTGATTGTTGAACAAAGATTTAATAACTTGAAAAAATTTAGATAATGGCAATAAAAGTAAGTGAGTATGTAGAAACTCAAACCGTTTTTAATAACAATGATTTGTTTGATGTATCAGCATATTTAGGTGTTGATAGTTATGAAAGTAGGAAGACATTATTTTCTACTTTAAAAGAGGCAATATTTCCAGATTTAAGTGATGTTTTTTCGAAGGATGCAGATGACAATGTATTCTATAATGGAGTTACAGCGACATTGGGGACATTATGTCGTAGGAATATATTTTACCAAGCATCAGGAGCAACACTTGGCAATAGTTGTCAAGAGAATGTATTTTATCCACGAGTATCAGGTATTACATTAGGGACAGGTTGTATAAAAAATATTTTTGAAGGAGGAAACTTTACATTTGCAAATAATTTGTTAAACGTAGTTGTTAAGAGTTC